ACACGCCACATTTAAGGCATTGTCACGCATACGTAACTACGGTTTAAATCCGTACCACTTCAAATTATCACTCAAGAAAATCAAAGAGTGAGAGAGGTCAGTGTTGAGGTTTGACAAAAAAACCCGCAGACAACCTATTCAAGTTTCGCATAATGTAAAATAAAAATCCTGCTCAGAAGTAACATTTTGAGCGGGTTTTTTTACGTCAAATTTGCACCCTTTTACACGCCACTTTTCCCAGTTTTGCGTTTTCACGACGTTTTTTGTCGGAGGTAGGGACAGAATGATCCAAATTAGGACAAAAAGAGGTACCCCCACCCCCCAAAATGAGCAAAAAGGGATGCTATATTTAACCCCCTCCAAAAATTTTTACCCATTTCGTATACTTTTTTTATATTCCAAATCCACTAAAAACAGAAGTGTCAAAATTTTTTTCGTCATTTTCTATAACTTTTTTGATTTACCTTCACTTTTAATCATAAAATGAACACTTTTTACAAAAAAAACACGCTTTTATACCCCCCCCCTAAAACGATAGTACAAAAATAGGGGGGGGGTCTATTTTCCGTTATTTTATAAAATAATATATTATTAAAAAAAATATATATATATATAAATAGTATTAATTAATTTAGTAACTTTGTAGCAATTATTAATAAGTCTTTTTATGGATAAAGATAAAGTATTCTTGGATATAATCCAACAAATTGAATTGGGTCGTTCAGTATCTAATATTTTATTGGACTCTAATCTTCCTTCAAGAGCTACCTTCTACAGTTGGTTAAACGATAACCCCGAAAGAATAGAATTATATAAGAAAGCTACAGAAATTAGAGCTGATAATATCTTTGATGATATGTTGGAAATCTCTGATGATGCTAGTAAGGATTATTTCTATGATGTAAATGGTAATCGTCAACAAAGTATGACTGCTGTAAATAGGTCTAGGTTGCAACTTGATACTAGGAAATGGGTATTAGGTAGGATGAACCCTAAAAAGTACAGTGAGAAGCTTGATATAACCTCTGGAGGTGATAAGTTGAAGATAGTTCCGATTATAGGAATGCAGATTATTAATCAAGAGGAAGAAGTAGTTGAGTAAAAGTCTATCTTTGAATGTTAGAGGAAACTCTAAACAATTAGAAGCTATTAAAGCTTGGACTGATACAACCACTATTGATATTGTGTATGGTGGATCTAAAGGTTCGGGTAAAACATTTATAGGTTGTTCTTTGATATGTGCAGATGCACTTATGTATCCGGAAACGCATTATTTTATTGCTAGGAAAACATTAGCCGATTTACGTAAGTTTACGATACCTTCTATTCAAGAGGTTTTAACTGGATGGGGGATAACTGAAGATTACTATAGCTTCAACGGTCAAGATAACTACTTCAAGTTTCACAATAAGTCTAAGATATTTTTGATTGATGCTAAGTATTTACCTTCTGATCCAAACTATATGCGTTTTGGAGGTATGCAGAATACTAGAGGATGGATTGAGGAAGCAGGAGAGTTTGATATAGAGTGTAAGAATAACTTACAGGCAAGTATTGGCAGATGGAAGAATAAGGAATATAATCTAGCTCCAAAGTTATTACAGACTTGTAATCCAAGTAAAAACTATTTGTACAAGGATTATTATAAAGCTACGATGGATGGTACGATACCAAGCCACATGAAGTTCATTCAAGCATTGCCTACTGATAATAAAACATTGCCGGAGGATTATGTTCCCAATTTGATGAAAATCTTAAGTCATAACGAGGTTCAAAGACTTGTATATGGGAATTGGGAGTTTGATGATAATCCATATGCGATGTTTGAGTATTCAGATATTATTGGATTGTATACAAATGAGTTTATTAAGCCTACTCAAGATAGGTATATGACTTGCGATATTGCGTACACTGGTTCAGATAAATTTGTTATTGTGGTTTGGGCAGGATTTGTAGCTACTAAAATAATAGCCATTGATAAGATTGATGATACACTCGTTAGTAAGAAAATAAATGAGTTAAGGATAGAGAATAGGATTCCGCTTAAGAATGTGATATATGATGCTGATGGATTACAAACATTTACTAGAGCATCGACAAAGATGGGTAATCTAGTTGGAGCAACTCCATTTAACAATAATGGTAAGCCTATAAAGATGCACGGTAAAACAGAGAACTTTAAGAATTTGAAAGCTCAATGTTATTGGTACTTTGCAGAATATGTAAAAGACTCAAAGGTATTTATTCAAGAGGTTAAGTACAGAAAGCAGGTTATTGAGGAATTGGAACAGATAAATAGATTGCCATTGCAGGATGATGGTAAGATAGCATTGGAGAAAAAAGAAGAGATTAAGAAAAGGATAGGTCGCTCACCCGATTTTGCAGATGCGTTAATGATGAGATTCTTCTTCGAATTAAAAGGCAAACCGAGATTACGAATAATTTGGTAAATATATAATTATGATATTTAAAACAGACGAAGAAGCGATATTAGCAATTAAGGCAAACCTTAAGATTGATGAAGAATTTATGGAAATGCGAGAGAGTTCAGATGAGCTTTGTGCATTAGTAAACGGAAATGACTTCATTGAAGAGCTTATAGAGAACATTGAGGGCATTGAAAGCGAAGTAAAAGCTCAAGCTAGGAGAAAGTATAGCCGAAGCATAAAAGATCTCTTTGGGAGGATATTTCAGCCTATTGATAATATTCACTACGCAACAGGTGGTGTTAAAGATTACGACATTTTAAACGACACGATTAAAGAAGAGTTCTTAAATAAAATATCTAGTGTTAGAGATGGGAAGTCATTAACTGAATGGATACAGAGCTACGCCATTACTTTGATGAATACAGATCCAAATGGACTGATGTTCTTAGAATACAAAACAGATCCCGAAATAGATATCTATCCAACCTACAAATCAATCGAGTCTATTCGTTATTATGAGTCAAAAGGTCAGATGGTTGAATATGTGATATTTGAACCAAAAGAAAATAGCACTAAACAATATTGGAGAGTAGTTGATGATTTAAATGATAGGACATTTAAACAAGTTGGCGATCAATTCTTTATTATTCCGGAACTAACATTTCAACATCCATTCGGACAAGTCCCTGCTCTAATATGTTCTAACATTCAAGTACCGGGTGAAGAGGAGAGATTAGCCGCTATAGACAATATCATAGATATTTCAAAAGAATACGCACGTGACCAATCATTCCTAACATTATACAAAATTTACAAAGCCAATCCAATCTTTTGGAAGTACGTTCAGTATTGTGGAGATTGTGGAGGAACTGGAAAGGTAGAAGAGGATAGTTGTACTACTTGTGATGGTCACGGAAAGATGATGGGTAAAAGTGATGTGACTGGAGTTGTTGAACTTCCGATACCCGATGATAGAGATACCCCGGTAATTGCTCCGAATATTGCAGGATTTATATCTCCTGATTTAGATGTGTGGACTCAATATAGCAATGAGTTAAACCTACTTGAAGAGAAGATGTACAAAACACATTGGGGAACAAGTTACGGTATTCAGAACATAAGCAATGTAGCTAAGACTGCCACTGAAATTATCTACAACAAACAACCACTAGAAAACCAATTAAATAAGTATGCTGATTTTATCGAGTACATAGAATGGAAATTCTGTGAGTGGATTTTGAATTTTTATGATTTAGGTAAAGATAGAAATGAAAGTAGAATAACTATTAACTTAGGTCGTAGATATATTGTTGAAAGTTACGATGTATTATTAGAAAGATATGAAATGTCAGTTAAAGCTGAAGAGAATAGTGTGGTTCTTGATAAGTTATTTAGTGAATACCTATCAGCGAAATATAGAAACAATCCTATTGATTTGCAAATTAATTTGCTGAAGATGAGAATTGAACCATATTTACACTTACCTTTACAATCAGTTTTAAATATTTTCGGAAACGAAGAAGCGCAAAGAAAAGTATTATATCAAAAATGGTGGCAAACAGTTATAGATTACAGTAAGTCAGAAGAGGTATTGACTAATGAATTTAATGCTTGGTTTGAATTAAATAAAAAGGTAGCTATTCCACTAGTAGCTGCTAAAGTATAAACATAAAAAATAAATATGGAATTAGTTGCAGTTTACAAAGTCTATAAACTAGGTAGAGAAGGAGCAGGATTCAACAAGGACTATAAATTAGAAACGATATCTGAAGGTCGTGTCTATGAAATAGAATATGCTGAATTCATAAATTACAACCATAGAGGAAATGGTATGTGGTGTGAAAAAGACGAGGATCTTACTAAAGAACTTTATTTAACTGGGGATATCAATCTTGATAAAAAGGAAGAAAATAAAGAAGATTTAGTATCTAAGTACGAAGAATTATCGGGAGAAAAAGCAAAGCCTATTTGGGGAGTGAAAAAGCTAAACGAAGAAATTGCTAAATTTAATAAATAATATATGGCATTAGAAAATATTGCAGAAATTGAAACTACTCTAGGAGTAGAAAGCGGTAGGTTAATTGAGATGATAAATAGTGATGAAGCATTTAAAGTGGATTTATCTGAAAAAGTATTCTTAGATAAAACTGCTTACGAAGAAAGAATTGCTAATATTAAAAAAGAGAGTGCAACCATAGCAATTGAAACTGCTGTAAAGGAGCAAAGAAATAATCTTGGATTAGATTTCCAAGGTAAAACAATTGATAATTTAGTAAGTGCTATTAAGGCGAAGTCTGAATTAGAAAGTAAAGTTGAACCCGAAGAGAAATTTAAGTTATTAAAGAATGACTTTGATGGATT